TGGATCGCGCTACTCTTATCGCTTTTATTGAATCTAATGATTTGAAAATTGATCACACCAAGCTTAAGCATCCGACTGCATTGAAGAATGCCGTTTTGGAAGCTTACAAAAGCACTGTACAAAAAGCACCGGACGCGGCATAATAAAGGTCTTAGTAGGCGCTATGTAGATTTTGAATGGAAATCCCTGTATGGACTTAAGCACAATCACGATTGCTGATTTTAAGGCCAAGTTCTACAGGGATTTTACCTATAATAACCAGAATCAAAGCCCTCCGAACGCGCCTGTGCCTTATGATGTTGTGCAGGACATTGACATTACAAATGCATTTTCAGATGCGCAGGAAGTATTAAATCAATGCTTATTTGCCGATGGCAATGGCATAACCATTGGTTATTTGCTTTTAACTGCACATTTCCTTGCGCTGGCAATTAAAAGCTCTGATAGCGGTATAAATGGTGGTGGTGGTACATTTCCCGTTCAATCACGCTCTGTTGGCAGTGTTTCAGAATCTTATATGATTCCTGATGCATATAAGGATAGTCCGGTACTTTCTGGCTATACATCCACATCCTATGGCATGCGCTATTTAAATATGGTGCTTCCTTACATCATTGGTAACGTTGTGCCGGTTGTGGGCGGCGTGCAGCCTAATAGTGATATAACCAATAATAACGGGTTATGGCAGGGCGGAGTAATATGGGGTGGCTAAGCAAACCAAGATTACTGTAAATCTTCAGGGTTTAGAGGATTTCAAGACAAAGATAGGTAAATCTTACAAAGCGCGTGTGGGTATTTTGGGCTCTAAGGCTGCCGAGTCTCATGGAGATGGAATAGACAATGCGACGCTTGGCGTCATTCAAATGTTTGGATCTATCACCAATCATATACCTCCACGTGATTTCTTGGTTATGCCTATTGAGCGCAATAAGCGAGAAATACTAAAGACCATGAATAGCCAGAGCGTGCGTAATGCTTTTGAAGCTGGTGATTATAAAAAGGTATTTAGCTTATTAGGTGCGTCGGCTGTTGACTATGTGCAGCAGGCGTTTGAAAGTGGTGGATTTGGGCAATGGCCACCTCACGCACCCAGCACTGTGGCAAAATATGGTGCGCATGCGTTATTAATATTATCAGGACAGCTTCGCCGTGCTATAACAAATGATGTTGTAAAGAAGGGCGAGAAAAACTAATGGCTAGACAAACAAGCTCTGGAATGCCCCAAATGGGTCGTGCGTTTGCGGGCTGGACAAGTCGCATTACGCTTACAAAGCGCACTGAAATAGTGGTAGACGCGCTTGTTACTTATCAGGATTCACAATTTGTTTATAATGGCACAATTCAGCCCTTAAGCCCCCGCCAGCTTAATTTAAAGCCAGAGGGGCAGCGTTCATGGGAATGGCTGCAGATTCATTGCTTGGCAACGGGTGTGTGGGATTTAAAAGAAAGCGATCGCATCATATGGCAGGGTCGCATTTATAAGCTCATGGCGACGTGGGACTATAGCTTGAATGGGTTTATTGAATATCACCTAGCCCGTGACTACCAGACGAATAACGGGTATTGCTAATGCAATCAGTAACCACAGGCACTACAAATCTAGCCTCTCAGGTAATAGCGGCAATCCTCATAGAAGAAATGGGGCTTTCCACTCAGGCCGTATGGTTACGTGAGCAAAATAAAACCATTCCAAATGATAACGGATTGTATATTTCTGTTGGTTTGGTTTCATCGCAAACGGTGAATAATATTACTGAGATTCAGGAAATCACAATAGCGCCTGCAGTTACACCATCCCCCTATGAAGTAAACCTAGTTCAGCAACAAGAAGCTATTCAAATTGATATACTTTCCAGTGCACAGAGTAACCTAGCTTTAATGCGTAATTGGGAGGTGATTGCCGCATTACAATCTATCTATTCACAGCAGATGCAGGAGCAATATTGCTTTAAGATTTTTCGCATTCCGCGCTCTTTTGTCGATACTTCTAGTGCGGAAGGTGGTTCTATGCTACAAAGATATAGCATTACAATTAATGCTTTCGTGTGGTATAGAAAGCAAAAGTTGTTAGGAACATACTACGACGATTTTACGACTGGATACTATACGGATCGCAATGGAGCGTTGACGGAAGAGTTTCAGTTTGAGATAAACAGCACAACGCCGCCGCCTTTAGGGGATTAAAAATATGGCAGTTACCAATTTCCTACCGATTTCAGAAATCATTAATATTACTATCTCCCAGACACCGCAGGGACTGAGTCTTCCAAACGTCAACAGTGTTGCGCTCTTTACTAATGAAGCCCCCATTAATCCTGCCACTTATGGCGCATATGGTGTGTTTGTTGCGCCTTCCGCAGTATCATCTGCATTTGGCACAAACAGCGTAACCGCTGCTATGGCGAACGCTGTATTTTCACAGGTGCCAAATATCCTTTCTGGTAATGGCCAGCTTGTAGTAATTCCGCTTATAAGCTCTGTATCCGCAACGGCTGGTACCTTTACCACAACAAACCTTAGTGCAAATATTGCAGGATTCGCTGCTGTTACCAACGGTGATGTGCATGTAACAGTAAACTCAACGCTTTATAGCTTGACTGGTTTGAACTTCAGCGGCTGTACAACTTTGGCGCAAATTGCACAGATTTTTGATAACGCATTGCCTGCTGGTATTAATGTTTCCGCCGTTACCAATACACTTGTATTTACCAGTGATAAAGTGGGAAGCACAAGCACAGTTGCAATTGCCGCTGGCTCTGGTGGCACGGACTTGACTGGCTCTGGTTATTTGAACAGTTCTGCGGGTACGGCAGCCGCAGGCGCAAATAGCAGTGGTGAAACGATTCTCTCCGCTATTACGCGCACTAGTGGGCTTGTTGGTTATTGCCCCGTTATGACAAACCTTTATCTTGAAGATGCCGCAATCAGCACCATAGCCGCTGGTATTCAGGCTCTTGATAATTTGTTTATTCATCAGTTCACTTCATTGACGGATGTGGCGGGTGAAATTACCACTATTCAGCAAGCAACAGAAACAAAGACACGTTGCTTGCTTTATACTATGGGGCAGTCGGCGGCTAACCTTATGAAGGCTGCTTATGTGGGCCGCGCCGCTTCGGTGGATTTTACCGGAAGCAATACGGTTTCCACAATGAACTTAAAAGAGCTTGCCACAATCAGCCCGGATAATGGTATTTCTCAAACGGTTTACTCCACTTTGAATGCGGCGGGCGCGGATGCTTATGTTAGCTACCAAGGCGTTCCGGGCGTATATTCAAGCGGTGGTAACGATTATTGGGATAATCAATATGCAAATCTTGCTCTTAAATTTGCTTTGGAGACTGCCGCTTTTAATTATCTGGCACAGACTAACACCAAAGTCCCGCAAACCGAACCCGGAATGACTGGCTTTAAGTCGGCTTTGATTAAGGTGATGCAGCAATTTGTAACCAATGGTGAGCTTGCTCCCGGCGGCTGGAATAGCTCTGAAACCTTTGGCGATCCGCAAATCTTCAATCAGAATATTTCGCAGAACGGTTATTATGTTTATAGCCAGCCTGTTATTTTGCAGTCGTCTGCGGCACGTAATGCTCGCCAAGCGCCGCTTACACAGATTGCTGGTAAACGCGCTGGTGCCTTGCAATCAGCTAACATCCTAGTTGTCCTCAATGCTTAAGCTTTGCGACATATGCAGCAATGAATTTGAGGCTAAGATGCGCACTCAAAGATTTTGTTCTAAAAAATGTAGCAAAGAAAATCATAGGATATGTGAATTTAATAAACGAGGTGATAAATCTTGGCGTAAAGAAATATCATGCAAGATTTGTAAAACTCAATTCATGCCAAAGTGTCATAATGGAACAACTTGTTCTAAGAAATGTAAAACAGAATATTCGCGAATTGCTATGAATAAAAAGGCAAAATATACACCTATTGCTGAAAAGTATTGCGTAATATGTAAATCAAAATTTTCTACTGGTCGCTCTCAGAAAATTACTTGCAGTGAATTTTGTTCTCACAAAAATAAAATAGCTGGAGCTTCGAATCGCCCTTATCGTAAGCAAGCTAAGTTCAAAATGTATCATTCAATGCGTGTGGCTATAAATACGCGTATAAGAGCTAAAAATGTAAAGACAAGCGATATGTGCAATTATACCCCAGAACAACTTAAAATTCACATAGAATCCCTATTTCGTCCCGGCATGACATGGGATAATTACGGCATTAAGGGCTGGCATATAGATCATAAGAAGCCGTTGTCCTTATTCAATTTCTTTGATATAGATGGAAATATAAACTTAGATGAAATTCGCGCTTGCATGTCATTAGACAATCTTCAGCCTTTATGGGCGAAGGAAAATCTGATAAAGTCTAATAAATATAATTTAGGAGCATAGACTATGTCAACTTACACGGTAACGGGCAACGATACATTAACGTTAAATGGTAGGGTGATAATAGACAATGCTTATGGCACTGTTTCGCAGGTGGCATTTCCTAATGAGCTGGTAACGATTAAAACGGGTAAAAATGGCAATACTGTGCTTGCACAGAATGCTAGCGGTTTCAATGCTATGCTTACGATGCGCTTAACGCGCGGTTCTAGCGATGATCAGTTTATGCAGGCGCTTGTGCCAGCATCTGGTTCTGGTTTCCCGTCCACTACACTTTTGGCTGGTACTTTTGTAAAGAACTTAGGTGATGGCCAAGGCAATGTTGTAAGCGATACATACGCGCTACAAGGCGGTATTATCAGCAAACAGGTTGAGGGTGCTGAAAACGTAGAAGGCGACACCGAGCAAGGCGTTGCGGTCTATAACGTGAAATTCAGCAACGCGGCCCGCGTAATTAGCTAATATGGAATTCACTTCTAAATCTGGTGCTAGCATTGTAATTACCGAGGCATCTTTTGAGGCTGCAAATAATTTATGGAATGCCGTTATGGCAGCGGTTAGCAAGCAAAAGATCTCTGCTGAATTTGTAAATGAACCTGATTCTCTTCTTAATATTATATTAAAAATAGGAAGCGATGATGCATTTAATAGCGCTGTATGGCCCTGCCTAATACGTTGCACCCGTGATAATCAAAAGATAACAAAAGAGACCTTTTCAAAGCTTGAGGTTAGATCTGAATATTATGAAATTCTAGTTCCGTGCGTGAAAGCAAATATCGGCCCTTTCGTCGGCAGCCTAATTTCAGAGTTCAGCGCGGGCCTGAGCGCGCTAACGCCACAGAAGTCAAAAATCTCCCCAGAATAAGTGTAGATAATGAAAGTCTTTTTGTGGCCATAAGGCTCGCAAAAGATGGATATTATGGCGGCGATCCACAGGCTATATTAAATGCTCCTGTAAGTATTATTCAATCTCTGATAGACTATCAGAGATTCACGTCTCATTATGAAGATGAATATCTGGCATTAAATAAAGTGAAAAAATAGGAAATTCAAATGGCTAGCGTTGGAGAACTTTTTGTATCGCTTGGCTTTGATGTTGATGATCAGAAGCTAAAAGATTTTAGTAAAACACTTAAAGAAGTAAACGAGACAATGATAACGATGGGAGCTTCCGCTTTGGCGGCTCTCGGCGCTTTAACATTGTTTATGCAATCACAGGCGAATAGCGCCGTTGGCATAACTAATATGGCGACTCAGTGGGGTGTAATGGCACAAAATGCCATGACATTCGCTAATGCTTTGCATGCAATAAGCCC